AAGCTGATTGACCAGCAGATGCATAAGCGGTCTGGATACCGCAAGGTCAAGAAGGGAACTGAGATTGAGATGGGTACCAAGAATGACATAATTGGTGTTTCACTCAAAGACAATCCAGATAAGGCCCGTGGGAAGAGGGGAGATCTTATCTTCTTTGAGGAAGCAGGAAAGTTTCCACAGCTTAAAGAGGCATGGGAGATTTGTAGATCCAACGTCGAGCAGGGATCATATACTATTGGTACCATGATTGCTTATGGTACAGGTGGTACTGAGGAAGGAGACTATGAGAGTCTAGAAGAACTATTCTATAATCCCAACTCTTACAATGTACTTCCAATAGAGAACCAGTGGGAAGATGAAACCCAAGGTCGAGACTGCGCGTTCTTCTTTCCTGCTTACGTCAACTGGGAAGGATATATTGACGAGTACGGAAACTCTGATATCGAAGGTGCTAAAGAGTACCTCAAAGAAGAAAGAGAGAAGAAGAAAGACGCAGATGACCCCAACGCTCTTGAACAATTTTCCTCCGAAAATCCATTTACTCCACAGGACGCTGTTCTCAGAGTATCCAAGAATATACTTCCCACCCACGACCTCAAGCAACATCTTGGTTCCGTACAGGGTGAAGAGAGGTACGCTGCTCTATCTACTGGAAGATTGTACAGAGATGGAGATGGAGAGATCAAGTTCACTCCTGATCCCAACGAGAAGCCGATCTTTAAGTACCCTACTCCGAAGGACACAGACAGAAGTGGGGCTGTATGTATTAAAGAAAGTCCAGTCAGAGACGAGCATGGAGACCCACACGACATTTACGCAATTGGGCATGACCCGTATGCCCATGATGGCTCTCCGGAAGGATCAAGTCTTGGGGCAACCTACGTATTCAAGAAAACAAACCAGTTCTCCCTCACCTACAATGAGTGCATCGTCGCAAGCTATGTCGGAAGACCTGCTACCACAGACGAATACAATCGAGTCCTTTTCATGTTGGCAGAATACTATGGTTGTAAAATAGGATTCGAGAATAATAGAGGGGATGTGATCGGCTATGCTAAGAGATTTAACAAGCTGCATTTGCTTGAACGAGAGTTTGATGTACTGAGTAAAAAGAAGAGAAGCCGAAAACGCAGGACTTCTCGACCTTACGGGATCACCATGACGAAGCAGCGGAAAAATGATGCACAGCTATACCTAAAAAATTGGCTTTTGTCTCCCGTTGCCCGTTATACTGATGAAGAGACGCTGGAGCAGCAGCGGAAGCTAGTGATGCATACCATATTGGATCCAGCATTCCTCCAGGAGCTTATAAAGTATAATCCGAACAAGAAGACTGATTTTGATAGAGTCTCTGCTGCCATGATCGGCATGTACTATCTCAAAGATATGGAGGCTCGAAAAATGAATCAGCAAAGTGGGATGGATCAGCATAAAGAATTCTTTCAGAGGGAGTGGTTTAGCTAAGATATGCCACATCAACCCGCATTTACAACTCAGCTTCCCAGACAGAGGATACCAAGGTCTGAGAAAGATGAGGACTGGAGACAGTCAACAATTGATGCGATTATAGATCTCTGTCGATTTGAGCCTCCTTTCCGTAGGGAGGATGAGAGAGACACGATGCGAAAGGCATATCTGTATTACAATGGGTCTATAGTTGATGAGGACTATACTCATGTTACTGAGCCGTATGGTAATAAGAGGGAAAACTTCCCCGCGAAAATGCGGAATTATCCTATTATCAAACCAATTGTTGACTTGCTGATTGGCGAGAAAAGTCGTAGACCTGCTGATTGGACGGTTAAGGTAAATAATGATGATGTAGTTAATCGAAAGAATAAAGAGAAAACCAAAGCTCTCCAACAAAGTATCTTGCAGAACTTCATGAAAGAGTTGGAGAGAACTGAAGGTGTAAATACACAAGATTTAGCCCCAGAAGAACAGCCACCAAAGCCCCAGGAAGTAGCAAAGAGATTTGACGATGAGTATCGTGATCAGAGGGCTATCATGGGTGAGAGTGTCTTAGAATACTTCTATGATGATCTGGAGCTTGATAGACAATTTGTAGATGGATTTAAGCATTTTCTGATCTCAGGAGAGGTATTTGCAGATAGAGGTGTAGGGAATCCAGATCTCGACTATGAGATACTCAATCCTCTCAACGTAGACTACGAAAAGAGTCCTGATAACGAGTTTATTGAAGATGGACAGTGGGTATGCCACAGGCGTCTCTCCACTGTTAATGATGTACTTGATGCCTTCTACGGGGATCTTGAACCGGAAGAGGTATCACAGCTTGAAGATCCAAACAGAGACTATGATCCCTTTGTCATATATGCTGATGATGACTACATTGCTGATAATGATGGTAGGCTAATTGAGGTATATGAGGTCTACTGGAAGTCCATGAAGAAGATGGGCATCCTCCAGTATATAGATGAGCAAGGCTTCCCTCAGACTAGGGAGGTTGAGGAAGGATATGAGCCATCTGAGAATGAAAGTGTAGAGTGGTACTGGACAACAGAGGTATGGCAGGGATTCCGGATTGACGAAGATATCTATAAGCGGGTCAGGCCAATTCCAATTCAGAGAGGTCAGCTACAGAACAAATCTAAGGCCAAGCTGCCAATCAACGGGAAGAGGTATTCGGATATGAATGCTCCGAATATCTCTCTGGTCATGCTAGGGATTCCCTATCAGATCAGCTATAACATCTACAAGTATCGTCTTGACAATGCGATAGCAAGATCTAAAGATGTTATCGCACAGCTAGATGTTAATCTTATCCCGGATGATTGGGATATGGATGAGTTCATGTATAACCTGGAGGCTACAGGCATTGCATGGATGGATTACGGAGATCATGAATTGAGTCCTCAACATCAGACTGTTCTGGACATGTCCGTTCAGGTTGTCCAGGACATGACAGCACTTCTACAGGCAATACTCTCAGAGTGGGAACGAGTATCAGGAGTCTCACGCCAACGGCAAGGCCGAATATTTGCATCGGAGACCAAGGGTGGGTCCGAACAGGCCATTGTACAAAGCTCGTACATCACTGAGCCATACTTCACACAGTATGGTTACTTTGAAGAACGAGAGTTCTCTGCAATCCTTGACTACTCGAAGATCCAGTGGATCACTGGACAGTCTCTCAGCTACGTCACTCCGGAAGGAGCAGAAGAATTACTACAGATCGATGGTATTGAGCACATGGAATCAGAGTATGGAGTGAGAGTTTCCAACTCTGGTGAGGACCTGGAGAACTTGGAAAAGCTTAGAGATCTCTCCCAGGCTATGCTCCAAAATGGGGTGCCTCTCTCAAAGGTAATGGATGTTATGGATGCAAATTCCATAGCTTCCATTAAAGAAAAGGTAGAAGAGGCAGAACGTAGCCAACGTCAGCTTCAAGAAGCACAGCGAAAGGCTGAACAGCAAGCCAAGCAGATGGAGATGCAGATGCAGCAGCAGGAAATTGAAGCTGATCTTAAGGAGGCTAGAATGGACAACGAGACTAAGCTCAAGCTTAAGGAAATGGAGCTTGAACAAGAAGATGAGGAGCTTGAGCAAGAGGAAGACATTGCCGAAATGGAGGCTGAAACAGACGTAGAAGTTGCAGAAATCAAAGCAGGAGAAAACGGTACCACCAACGGATCCACCTAATAACCAACAAGTAACCAATGGAAGCTGACACGCCCTTTGACGGAGTAACATTTGAGGAAGTAGCCGATGATCCCGAATCTCCTTCTACGGAAAAACAAGAAAAGGATGAACAGGACTCGTCTACCGATGAACAATCTGATATCGATGAGCAGCAAGTCCGAAAGGAGGAGAAAGAAGAACAGCAGCAGCAAGAAGAAACAGAAGAAGAGTCTCAGTCCGAGGCAGAAGAGAGCCAGGAAGAAGAAGGAGAGGATCAAGATACTGAGGAAGAGGAGGAAGAAGAATCAGTCTCAGTAATCGAAGCTCTCAAGTCTCAAACCGGGATTGACACAGGGGAGGAATATGAAGATAATCTGGAGGGTGCTGCTCAGTATATCAATGATGCTGTAACCGAGAAGACTCAGGAGCAGATCAATCAGACTATTGAGAGCCTTCCGGAGGATGTTCAGACCTATATGCAATTTCGGGCTAATGGTGGAGACCCCGAAGAGTTCATGCAGGTATTCAACTCTAGTTGGAATGAGACTGAGTTGAAGGAAGATGACAAGCAGCAGCATGAAACCATAGTCCGAAATAGGCTCAGAGAGGAGGGGTGGGATCAAGATGATATCGATGAGGCTATTGAAGACTACAAGAGTTCGGGAGTTCTTTACAACGAAGCAAAGAGAAGCCTCAATCGGCTCCAGACAATTGAAGAACAACGACAGGAGAATCTCGTAGAGGAACAACAGCAGCAGAGAGAGCAGCAGCAAGAACAGATTGAGGAAGCGTGGACTGAGATTGAGGAAACGCTTGAAGAAAGATCTGAGCTTAATGGTCTCCCTGTTCCAGAGACAAAGAAGGACGACTTTTACAACTGGATGAGTGAGCCTGTTGAAGAGGTGAACGGTCAACCCGTAAGCCGAAGGGATATGGCTGCTCAGAATGCTGACCTTGAAACTCTCCTGACCCTTGACTACGTTTTATATCTCATGAACGACGATGATTTGTCGTTCTCAGACGTAATCAACAGTAAGGCGAAAAGTAAGAAGGCTCAAGACCTAGAAAGTCTTCTTTCTAGCTCTGAGGGTGGAGATAAACCATCAGATAAGGGCCAAGGACCTTCTAGAGATGGATCCAGCAATGAAGTTGATGCTGGTCAACTGCCTGATGCCACGGACCTTATTGGCTAGATGGTAGGATGGGAAAACCTGCTGAAATGGACCAACAAGCACCATTCCAGCACTCGTGAATAAGACTGCATCATACCATGCGTATTTCTAAGACGCAATATAATGATGCCCAAATGACGGACAGTAACAGCCTTGCCAGGGCTATGTTGCAGAATCCGGCAAAGCTGTCCCCCGTCATGACTTACCTGGGAGGTCGTCAGGATAAGAAGTTTCCCCTGACGATGCTCACAGAGGGCATGGAAAACAC